GGACGACCCTGCGCCGTCTCGGCGTTGAACCTAGCAGAGCTTTCCGACTCTGGCGAACCGCTCTCCAGGAGCCCGAGAAAGCTCTCCAGCCCCTCCATCAGCACCCGGTACGGACCTTCCTCCGCGTAGTCGGCCAGCACACCGCCTTTGTTCAGGACCCGCGCGTAGCCACCCGAGAAGGCGTTCAAGGTCCAGATCGCGCCATCAGAGACTTGAAACGACGGAAACCCAGATCGGTCTCGCTGAAAAAGCGCACGCAGGTAGGGACGCCCGCGGTCAGGAATGGTTCCCTGCCTAAGCTCTGCCGGCGCACGGGCAAGCGACTGTCGCAAGCCAACATTATTGTACTGATCGAAGTGGAGCGGCCCTCCGGTGCATCTGACATCGACGTTCGCTCCTGCCTCCAGCTTCGCCCAATCAAGGACGTCCCTCACCGCCGTCGCGACGTCGCCTTCCCTAACCGCATCACCGAGGATGTGGACTTGACCGTCGAAGGCTTGGACAAGGACGCCAGCAACGCAAGCGCGGGTCGCGTTGAGGCAGAGCCACAGAGGGCGACCTTGAGCGGCGGAGAGGTCTTCGGCGACATGTCTTCCTCCGAACCCGTCGTACATCGGCGCCCCTGGACGCATCCGCAGAGCGTACGCCAGAGCGTTCGGCGCGTCGATCTCTCCGGTCGGAAAGCCGAGAAGCTGGCTCTTCAGGTCGGGACACGCCTGCGCGAACTCGACCTCGCGCGCCTGGAAGAAGGGCTGGAGACCACGGATGAAGTCGATCTTGCCGGTCGGCGCCTTCATCGCCTTCAGGGGGAGGGTGACGCCCCTCTGCACCATGCCCTGCCGGATCGCCTGAAGCGCCCACTGGTTGAGCCCGTCTTCCTCGAAACCGACGTGGACCGGGTGGTAGGTCGCGTGAACGTGGAAGAGGTCGTCGATGATCTCGTTCGGCATCCAACGCCGCGCGATCCCCTCCCACACGATAAGCTTCGAGCCGATCCAGGACCAGACGACCCGGCCGGTGGTAGACGCCTTAGACGTCGTAGTGCGCGCCGGGTCGGTCATCGAATAGACCGCCTGCCAGGTGCGGACCCGCGGCTCGATACGGATCATGTCGGGCTGAAACGGCTTCGACTCCGGGTGAACCGCCTCGCACATGTACTCCTGCTGGAACTGGTCGATCTGACCGCGGGCGGCGTAGGACTGCTCGAGCGCGACGATCTCTTCGATCGGACGCCGCGCCGGCCAGGCGCTCACCTTCTCGCCGTCCTCGTCCAGGTAGTAGAGCGGGAACTTGTGAACGACCCAATTGCGATCCTTCTCTAGGATCAACGGCACTCGGGGTGGCGCGGCGTCGCCGCCATGCGAACCCGATAGGTCTTCGAGTCGCCGGCGGGCAGCAGGTCAGCGGTGAACCAGTCGAGGTTCTTCTTGCGCGCCGCAGGAGTGCTGACGTCGGAGAGCTCACCCTCCAGATCGTCCACGAAGATCATGTCGGGGCGCATCTCTTCGAACTTGGCGCCGCGGAGCGACTGACCCTTGCCCAAGGCGAGGATGCGCCGGCCGTTGGCGAAGACGATCTCGCTGTCCGTCCAAGTCGGCCCCTGGATGTTTCCGAACACCCGCAGCAGATCCTCGTTGGTCTCCGCCTCGTGGCGGATCGCGTGAAGGCGCTCGGCGGCGCGCTCGGCTGACGAGCCCACGATGAGACCGTTTCGAAACTCCCTGAAGAGCGCCATCAGCAGCATCGCTTCTTCGGCGATCGTCGACTTCGCGCCTTCCCGGAAGACCAGATCGAGGACGAACCGCGCCGGTCCGTGCCAATCCTCGATCATGGTTCGATGAAAGGGCGGGGAGGTCTGAGGGTGGCGATGAGCGAAAAGAACAGAATGTGCCAGCGGCCGGTCGGCCAGGTACATCTGAACGAGACGCTGGCGCGGCGTGAGGTCAGTCATCGCCTACCTGCCAGCGGCATTAGGTGAACACCCTGAAATCTTCAGCGTACTTCGCCGCCTTGCGGAGCACATCCGGGTTATCACGGAAGCAGCCTAGACCGTTGTTGCACTGGCTGCAAAGAGGCTTTCGAACTACGCCGCTAACGTGACAGTGATCGATGTGAACTCGCTCGGTAGAACCGCAAAGGAAGCAAGGAGCAGACCGAAACGCCTTAGCTTGTTCGTGCGTCATACCGTACTTCCTCATAACCACACGTTCTAGAGATGTTTTGTTAGTACAGTCCCGACATACGTTAGACAGCTTCCATTTGTTACTCGTACGCTCGTGAAACTGGCTTACGTCATACAGCTTAACGACACCACACTTATTACACTTAATATATTGTGGTTTATTAGGAGCGCACGGACGTTCTTCGTTACGCTTCTTTATTAATCTTTTATAAGCCTTGCTATATTTGTTAGCATATCCACGTACACGTTCTCGGTTCTTCTCCCGATACGCTTTAGCGTACGCTCTTCGCTTCTCAGGGTCCTGCTTGGCCCGCCACTTCTTCGCGTAGTCCGGATCACTGCGCATCGGTCCCTCCGTGAAGGACCAAGTTTATCTCATACGCGTTCGTATGGATAGCGATTTTTTATATGACGCGCGAAGAACTCGCCCTTCGACGCCGCCGCCTGGAACGCCCTGTGGGTCTGCGGCAGCACGTTCTGATACTCGTAGGTGTCACCGGACACGAAGTCTACTTGAAGGGTGTCAGTCGATCGGTCGTAACGGAAAGCGGTGATATTTGACGACGAGAACCCGCCTGTGTGCTCCCAGGTGTCGACTTCAGTCTGCGCCATCGTCCCGCCGCTTCCTCACCCTGAAGGCGCACGCGCAGCTCTCTTCGAGACAGCGCATCAATCCAACCTTGGTCATGGCTCACCTGTCCAGACAAAGACCGCCGCCTCAGCCGCGAACTTGCCGAGCCAGTAGACGGCGCCGAGGACGCAGACTAGCACGAAGGCTGGCGGCACGGCGACGAGGCGCAAAACGAACCAGCCGACCTGCCTCGCTAGCCTCACTTGCCAGCCCCGCAGGTCTGATCCCGCCAGGCATCGATCGCCTTGATCACGGCGATGGTCGGCAAGGTGTCGTGCAGACGGTCGAAGGTCGGGCGAGGGAACTGTCCGCACGCCAGGCTGGCCGGCGGGGGCGCCTCAGTCACGCGAATCGGGGGAGGGGAGGCGCAAGCTCCCAGGGTCGCTGACAGCAGCAAGAAGCACAGAGTTCTCGGCTTGCGTAGCAGCAACTGTCTGCCGCTGCTCGGCGACTGCCTGGAGGGTCTGCTCAGTCTCATCCGCCAACGCCTGCTGCGTCTGCCCTAACCTCTGCTCGTCGAGCCGGGCCTGCTCCGCCTGCAACCAGTTCGAGATCGCCCCGAAGAGCGGACCAAGAACCGCGCCGACGAGCCAGGACCACACGTCAGGACGCGGGAACGACCGCCTGCAAGTCGGCGATCACCTTGGCGACCGTGGCCTCCAGATTGGTCATCGACGCATCGGCCGCCGGATCGTCCACCGGACTGCCGCCGGACGCCTTGGCGGCGGCCAGCGCCGCGGTGATCGCCTCGGGCGCCTGCTGGTCCAGGGCAGTCAGGGTCTTGTTCACCGCGTCGATGCGGTCTGAAAGGGCGCTCATCAGTCGTCTCCGTGTCCAGGGAAAGAGGCTAGACCGGAGCCTTGTAATCTCCAGCCGAGCGAAAAGCGATAGCTGGCGAGCGCGATGAATGTCTCGCTCGACGTCCTCGACGTCCACGTCAGGCCGCGGGCAGGTTCACATGCCCGAGCGCCGCGAGCTCCGCGCTGACGAGAGTCGTCAGGCTCGTCTGCCCGAGCTGCTGAGCCTGCTGAACGACGACGCCGCCTTCGCTGGTGATCGCCGTCTTCACCAGGGAGACCGCCCCGGCGACTGACGTCAGAGACGCGGCGCCGCTCAGCACCTTGTTCAGGATAGCCCGTAGATCGGTCAGAGCCGTCGACTCCAGGGTGTGCAGCACCGGCTGAAAGATCGACACGAGGTCTTGTTCGGCCTGGGTGAAGTCGCGCTGCTCGCCGGCGAGGATGGAGGCGCGGTTCGCGCCACCGCCGCCGAAGGCCGCGGAGAGCTTCTCCCAGATCGTCGGCGTACCGTGCGCCGCATCCATGCGCAGCGAGAGCATCCGGCGCACGCCGGGGCTCGGAATGAAGATAGTCATGTCGGTGTCTGTCCCGTTATGGCCGCCGTGGTGGCGACCGCCTTTGCGGTGTTCGCGTGCGCTCGATGCATCAGGTACGTCCAGCCCAAGGACACGAGGCCCAGGGCGATCGACCCGCCAATCTCAGCGACCTCTGTCTTCTGGCTGGCGGTGATCAGACCAAGGCCCAGCAGCAGCCCACCGATGTACGTGCCGCCGTGCTGGCCGAGCATCTGGATCATCGTGACCGCGAAACGCGGAAGCTGCGGCGCGGTCGACGGGTCCGGCAGACCAGTAGTGGTCACGCGAACAGCTTCTCGCGCTCAGTCGCCGGCGCAGGCTCACGCACAGGCCGAAGCTCGTCGCCGACCAGAGGCTCTGGCCTGGGGCTCAGCCCCGCGGCCGCCCTGTCCTCTTCGAGCTTCTTCGCTCTTGCCGCCGCGTCCGCGACTGCGAAGGCGCGCTGCTCTTCGATCGCTGCCTTGCGCTGCTCGCCCAGCATGTCGAGGCTCTCTCCGGGGTTCTCGACTACCTCGGGCTCAAGACCCAGGGCCGCGGCCAGCGCGTGCCTCAGGGTGCGAGCGAAGGCGTGGAGGTCAGAGCCGGCGACCACGCCAATGTGGTCCACGCGGGCCAGGAACGGATCAAGGTGCTGGTCGTACCGCGCGAGCGCCCGGTCTACTTTTGTCGGCTCGTAGGTGGCCTCGACGGGTTCTCCGGGAAAGGTATCAACCGTCTCGTCCAGGGCGGGATCACCCTTGCCGTAGAGAGGGTCGGTCTCTCTTCGCTCGACGACTGGGGGGTCGACCACCGATGACTGGTTGCCAGCCAGGAGACTTTTGTCGGCCATTAGTGGTCTTCCTTCGCAGCCTTGGAGAGGCGCGGCGAAGGTCGCTCACGTACGAGGGTGTGTCAAGTGAAAGGTTAAGTGGTTGGAAAGCTAAGAGTTTTAAGAGTCGTGGCGGTTTCAGGATGAGAGGTCATGATTGCGTTTGACCCTCCGCCGTTCCCCGTTCTCCCCGAACAAAGCTTCTCCCGCCGGCCTGGCGGAGCTCGAGCGCCTATGAGGCTGTGCGGTATGGGGCTACCACATAAAACGAGAACAAAACGAAACCCTTAGGGATTAGGGGCTATGGGGTGATGAGGTATCTGGATACCGCACTATGCCGCCCCGCGCCCGACCTCCGAGCCTATGAGCTGTCAGCTTGAGCGAGACGGCCCTTGACAGCCTCTTAGCATTTTCGCTAACTATGTCTCGCCAACCGGGAGACCACCTATGACCAATATGAACCTCGCCAATCGAGATCAGCGCGACCAAGTTCGCCGCGTCGTCGACATGTTCATCACTCACCGCGGTAGCGGACTCGGACTAAACGCCGCCGAGCTCATGCTGATTGTGACGCTCGGCCAAGACGCGGAGAAAGTGCTCAGAGAGCGTTGCGGCCAAGCTGTCTGAAACATCTCCAGCCCGCTCCACCTCAAAGCCCGCTAGGTTCGCCTAGCGGGCTTTCGTTTGCTCCAAGGGTCGCGCGGGCGCGCTCTTAACCTTTCACAAGACTCCCGCATTAAAGACCGCTGACAACCACACCTTCCATGTCTACCTCGCTCCTCTAGAGAGAGCGGTAGACAGGGAAGGTTGG